TATCAAGAAACTGGACCCTGAAACGAGTTTTCCCGCCGGCCACCGATTCCGATCCGACTGTGATGTTGTATTGCAGGGCCATACGATCATTGTTGAATTCTTAGACCGTCACTTCCGTCGTTGGAAGTGTCGGCGCGACGCTAGATGGTGCCGGCGCATCATCCGCGAGTGCTGCCGCAGTCAATTCGGCGGCGATAACATCTGCATCGTTTCCGTCGACTTCGTACAGTTCCGCAGCCTTTCCATTAAAGGAAACCTGCATGCTTGTTTTTCCGCTGGCGTAAGAAACCGAGCCGTCTTGTACTTGGTATGTAGCCATAATTTATACTAGCGTTCCGACGTGGAATGTTCCACGCTTCACTGAGTTATTTACCGCGGTTGTCATCCGGATGATAATACCCTCACTTAATTCTCCGGCTATCTCGGTGTTTAGGTTCGATCGTTTGTACGCAAAGTCCTCTCCGGAAGAAAAGTTGTCATTTGTCGCACTCAGATCCGTTAGCGAGCTAACAATGTCACCATTCCCCGGAACGAACGCCGCAGTGTCGTATGTCCAACCAGTAGCCTTGTGATGCAGTAGTGCAGCATCAAAGCCTGTTTCATTCGCTCCGCCAAGAATCGTGAGTTCAAAGTCCGTGACGATAAAATTCTTGTTGTGGAAGTCCTCGTATTTACAGAATCCGTAGTTGAACGTGAACGCGCCGGCTGCTCCTGTGAGCGTAAATGTGACCTGTCCAACCCACTTCTTTGTCGTCTCAAAGTATTGATCCGTTATCGCCGCATCCGCGTCCGCCACGATGATCTCTGAATCCGCGTCGTTTCGTACGCCGGCGTCGTCGATCGATACACCTGTCACTGTGAGTACGAGATCCGCGCCACCTGCACCGGACGCTACACAGAAAGCGTGGGCTGATTTCATGTTGCCAGCCGTGCCGTACACCTGAGTCACCGTGCCTCCAATTGTAAGCACGACATGGGCCGCGGGCGCATCGTAAAACCCGGCCATGTAGTTTGTATCGGCATTTCCGATGTCATTGACAGCATAAGAGTGCGTGTCTATATGTCGTCCTTGTAGAATATCGAGTCCCATACGCCTATTCGTATTTGGCACTTATCCACAGGTCGGCCGCTCCGATCGTCTTTGTAGCAAGTGTAGATGAGTTAGTACCAACGATTCCGTTTGCAAACGTAAACCCTTCCTTCCACTCGATAAACATGTTGCTTTTCGCCGGGATCCACACAGGCGTACCAACCGGCACGGCTGTGTCAGCCGGTAGCGTTGCGGAATCATGCAGTTGGAAAAACTGCCCCGTTGCCTTGTCATTATAGACTTCCATCGAAAACAGTTTTCCAGCGGATGCCTTAACGATACGGCTCGCCTCAAGTGCGGCCGATCCTGCGTTTGATACATCGCGCGGCGTTGTCCCCACAATATCGTTGACTGGATCGAGGCGCGTACCCATGTATGTGACAATCCGTCCAAACAGATCGGCCATGAGGTTCACGCGATCATTCACATCAACCGGCGTCGGTAGACTCGTTGGATCTTGTGCCTTCGCACCCATTCCAACCGGGTTTGTTGCCGCTGGATCTCCTGATCCTTCCGGACCAATAACTTGCTGCGAGGTAGACCCGTCGTTCTCAGTCTGCTTTTGCACCATTGTGAGGTCGATATCAAGCGTATCCGATCCACCTCCTGCGAACACGAGCTTGAGGCGCGTGTACGCTTTGAATACTTGCCAGTCTTCCTCAACATCACCATTTGCTGAAATCACAGCTAGATCAGTCAAGTCGAACCATGTGCTTGCGTTGTTCGAAGTCTGAGGGGTAATCGTAAGAGTACCGCCCGTAATGTTGGCGATCGTGAGCGCTAATGAGACGAGTTCTGCTCCCGGCTCAAGCGAAAAGGCATCTGTAAAACTTGTCCCTTCCGGCAGCGCAATCTGATTGAAATTAAAGTCGTTCATATTTGCTCAGTCTCCTGTGATTTAGACCTCAGACCCTTCGTCCTCCTCATCGTCCTCTGTGCCTTCCTCACCCTCCTCATCCTCGTCGTCAGCACCTTCCTCGGACTCTGAGTCGTTTTCGTCAGCTTCGTCCGTGTCAGCGGCATCTGGTGCGTCTGGCGCATCGACATCTTCTGCATTTTCTGTGATTCCCTCAACCTTTGCTAGTAGCAATTCCTTGAGTTCTGGTGAGCTGTATTCCTTTGGATCAAATTCAACCTCAAGATGTGTCAATGCAGATTCAACCTCCACACGCTTCATCTTTCCAATGCGAGCTGGTGAAAGGTCCGGTGCTACATCCGCATCTCCGGCCTCCTCAGTTGGCGCACCCTTACGCTTTCGCTTGTTGATTCGTGCCTTTCGTCGATCCTCGAGCGCCTTGAACGCACCCTTGCGAGCTTCACGTGCATCGCCACCAACCGGCTCGTCGCCTTCCAGTGTCCACATCTCGCTATATTTCAACAAATACTGCGCCGTTTTCATCGAAACCTCAACCGTCTCGCCTGTCTTGACGAGTACCTTTTCGCCTGCTCGCTTATCGAGCAAAACCATTGTGTCCTCTCCGTGCCATGTCAGTGACAACTTACCTTTATCCTCAAGCACTTTTTTCAAATCGTACTGCATATGTCTTGTTATTTATTCGTTACTTTTTCCTCCCCCCGGACTCCCGGGGGGATGCGAAATAACCAATTACGTCTAGACGATCGTGACGTTTCGTCCAACTGCGATTGTTGGATTTGTCAACGATGCCGCGCTATCGATAATGACGAATGAGAAATCAAACGTCGCTACCAAGCGCCAACCGTAGCCGGCAACTCGTTCTGTTTCCAGCTTAAACTCCTGACCAAATCCAAATTGGATTGCAGGCTTGTACACACAAAGGATCTGCCCGAGCGTGTTGTTTCCTGCCGTTGTCGACACCTTACCGTCAGCCTCAGTGTTTGGCACACCGCGGTGGGTAACAATATCCACGCCGTAAATCTTTCCAAGCATACCCTTCACGATAGTCGCGTTGGGACCGAACTTTTCCATTGTCTCAAGCTCCTCGAGTACACGAGTCTTTTTGTTCACGCTCACATTCTGCAAGAACAGCAAGTCGTCTGGGAATGTACCGTACTCACCAAGCACACCAATCAACGATGAGTAGTCTGCCGCTGCGAGCGTTCCCACGTTCACCTCGTATGTCGAGTTGATCGCACGTTCTCGGATACCACCATCGATCATCAAGTAGTACGTCAATGCCGTTGGGGTCGCATCGTCCAAGTTCACGTTTCCTGTTGCACCCGCCTCTGAGTCACCGTTGATGATGAGGTTATCCACAGTCAACGCCATACCCTTTGCAAGACGTTCTCGCACGTATGACTCAGTGTCCACCGCATCGTAAAGCAACTGCTGGTCCGAGATGTCTACCTCGGCGATAAAGTGCGCCTGCGTCAAACTCACCTGCGCCGTCTCCGCCTGTGACTGCGAGTGGTCGTCCTCCGTCTGCGCTGCCGTACCTGTCGTCCACTCAGTCTTTCCTTGAAAGAGTAGGTCGTCAATCGATAGACCCAGAATGGCCGTTGTGAGCTTGTTTGGAAGCCCTACACCGTGGTTTCCCGGCAACAGCGGCAAAAGCTGTGACCGCGTTGGCATGATGTCAACGATACTCTCCGCAAAAATCTCGTCTGGAATAAACTCAGCACCGGCTGCTGTATTCCCTGTGTGCATTACCTCGTTAGCCTTCGCCTCAATGGCAAACGACTTTCGCAACCACTCCGCACCACGTCGACGCTTCAACTTTGTGCTGAACTGGAAGCCCATCAAATTTGTGCGTGACTTTTCCTCTGTGGCCTCTGCCACCTTTTCAACCTTTTTCGCTTGCGCGAAGAAATTTTTGATGTCCATACCTATTCGTTATTACCGAAGAATAGTGCCTTGAATCCGCTCGACACTTCCCCAGCCTTTTGTTTCTTAGCATCTTTTTCCTCACCCTCTGCGCCCACCACGTCATTCTGAGAATGTACTGCGAACGCCTTCTTGTCGGCGTACTTGTCCAACTTTTCCTCAGACTCCTCGAGCGCCTTTCCAGCCGCAGCGAGTGCGCTGTCAGCAAGCTCGAGCAATGACTTTGCCTCTGGCGAAAGATCGTGTGCCTTCTCACCCTCTGTGATTGCGCGCACAGCGCCGACACTCTCAAGCACCGACATGGCACTTAGATCCTTTGCTTCAACAAGCAAAATTGTCTTTACACCACCTTCGTCATCGTCCGTAGATTCGTCCGCGTCAACTTCCTCGTCTGACGGTTTAGCGTCGGCATCCGCTTCCTCGGTGTCGGCTTTGGCATCATCTGCCTTGTCCTCACCTTCTGCGTCATCCGCGGCAGGTGTCTCATCTGCCTTTTCAGCTTCTTCCGCTTCCGGGGTAGCAACCTCGTCCGCATCTTTGGATTTTTCATCATCGCCCTCGGCGGCCGTTTCTTCCGTCGCATCCGGTGCATCCTCTACCTTCTCATCCTCTGGCTTCGTGCCATCTTCAACGTCGTCCTTCTTCTCATCCTCGTTTTCTGGCGCTGTCTCTTGATCCTTTTTCTTTAGATCCATATCGTCACTGTTTAGATTGAATGATGCACGAACCATGTCACTCATGGCTGCTTTTATAGATTTTGCAATGGTAAACAACGCATTTCCGTTTGCCGGTGTAGAAACGACAGAAATCTCGACGAGGTCGAGTTCTTTGATGACGCGCACCACGGCAGGGTCCCAGAAAGAGTCCTTTTCGTGATTGAATTCACGCAACGATCCATCGTCTTTTTCAACTTGCAGCTCTGTGACCATCGGGATATACCCAATCGACATCGCGCGCATCCGTTCGTCTCTGATTTCCTCAGCGGTCTGCTCGTCTTTGATCGCGGCCTTGATCTTCAATCCTTTACTGGTGACAATTGCAGACGACACCGAGCCGATAGGACGATCCGAATCGTGGCTTCTTAGGACCACCGGATTTTTCATGTACAACTCAAGCGCATTTTTGAAAGCTGTCGGCTCCACAATGTCTCGGTAGCGATCAATGTCTGGCGTCGATGCCAACCCTTCAATTACAACGCCTCCATCATCCGTTTCTTCGACGGACTTCACTGCCATTTGAAAATGGTATGCCTTCTTGTTCATAGTAATTTTTTAATATTCGATATTTTAATTATAACAGATCGTAATAAAACTTACACAGGTTCACCGTTCAAATCGACCTCACGATACCCCGTGTCACACCGACAGCGCGGGTGATCGGAACGTGGTGCGACAATTTGTGCGCCGGTGTGTGGGAAGTTTTGTGTGAGCGGCATCCAACCTTGAGCTTCGTTGTCGTTGCACTCGGGTGTCACACGATCGTCGGCTGTGGTGATCCAGATTTTCTCCATGATCGCGCCGACCTCTTTCGCATATCTCTCTACCGGGACCAAGTTGCCCTGACCGTATGCCAGTCCAACCTCACGCACGGCGATCATCTCCCCTCGCGCCTGCGAAAATACGCCTGCCTTCGCTTGAGCCTGTATCAGCTTGCTCGTGTCCGTGTAACTGAGGCCCTTTTCTGCCGAATCTGCCAGTATTTTGATGATCCGCTTGTTTGTCGTGGCCGTTATACTCCCCTTGTTGTCAGATAAATGCAGGGTTGTGAGTGAGTTGAGGTATGTGATCGCTGCGTCGTTCACGATATTGAACGAGATACCGAGCGACCCGAGCGCAAAATCCTTGAAAGTCTTACGTCCTCCCTTCACAAATGACGAGCGCGCACTGATTCCCACCGCCCCCACAATGTCATCGTTCAACGGCATGTCGTGAATCAAGTCCGTGATCTCACTTTCAAAGCGCTTTTTTGAAATGTGTACGACACTGCGCTCCTCTTGTTGCTCAAACTGTGGCAAATCTTCCATCTCCCGGATGATCCACTTAATCTGTCGCGCCCAAAGACGTTTTAGCTTACTGCGCAACCTCGTTTCCTGCTTGCGCCGAAACCTACCGTCCACCCGTTTCAGGCTCAAAAGGCTATCGCTATAATATGCCAGCGCATTATCCGTTGTTTTTTTCGTCAGTCTTGCGGCCATATTGATATCGTTGCGACGCTTCTTGTATTTTAGCGATCTCTTTTTCGGCCTGATCCTCTGTGTCTATCGGTTCGACGTCTCCCAAATCAACACCAAGATCATCGAGCGGTACAGCGCCCATGCCGTTAAGTAGGACCGGCTTATCAACAAACTCACCCTCCTTGTTCGCGTCATATGGCTCAAGCCCTCGCAGCTTGCGCGCTTCGTTGATGGTGATGATGCCTTGTGCCTGATCCGCCCGGGTGCTTGCTTCATTCCACTGCTGATTTTCAAAAGTCTTTGGATTGAATACGAGCTTGATGCCAGTCACACCCATTTTCGGCAAAAGCTGCACGTTGACAAACTCCGCAAGCAACTCCTCGAGCGGCCGGATCGTCCCTTGATAAAACTTCTTTGTTTGCTCCTCAGCCGTCGCCTTGTTCACGGAATCGGTATAGTTGAGGATCGACTTTGGCACACCATACGCGGCACAAATCTTTTCTGTTGTGAACATGCGCATGACATGGAATTCCATATCCTTTGCGTTGACGGAAAGCTGTTTGATGTCCTTCACGCCCTTGACCGCAATGCTCTTGTGGCGTTTATCGGCTCCCTTGATCTGCTTTCGCAATGCCTCGACTGCGCGCTTCTGCTCCTCGTCAGTGAGTTCGTCGTCCATGATGTACTGCGCTGCCGGGACCGCATCGTTCTCAAAGAAAATGTAGTTTGAGATCATGGCAGATTGATCCGTGCGCACCTCCCAGAAAATAGGCTCCAATGGCGACAATCCAAAAACAGGACTGTTTGGATCGCGCTGCACAATAAACTGCGCGATTTCGTCCGGCTTAAATTCGACGGTACTTGACTTAACCTTTTGTATCCATTTCAAAACACTGCCGTGCTTGTCGGTGATGGCGGACATCGTGCGAGGGTCGATAAAATTCAAAGCAATTGGCTTGCCCGTTCCTGCCCCCTGCTCAATATGCACGTATGCGTTTCCACTGACCATCACATCCTGAATCAAATCAGCTTTCCATCGACGGAATGTACGATTCTGATTAAGGATCTGCATCGCGTTTTCAACTTCTTTCGCGTTTGCATCCCCTTGCGGATCAACTTTACTCTCCCAAACAAAACCCTCCATTCCAGTGTTTTCAGCAAGCTCTCGTATAACAGCAAAAACGTCACCGGATGACCGGTAGACTGTATAAAACGTGCTGACACTGAGCTTACGACCAGATAATCCAATCACTCCTGTTGCCAAACTATCTCCCACAAAGGCATTGTGTGCTGTCTTGACGTCTAGCCAATTTGCAATGTCTTTGAATTGTCGATGTAGCCTGCGTCTCAGTGTTTGTTTCGCCATAGTTTTTTAGTCGATGCTATAAATGCCAAATGACCTTGTCGGCATAGTGGCAACTTGTAATGCTATTGCGAGCGCCATGATCGCGTCGTCCTTCTTTCCGCTCCTCGCTTCGCGTTTGCCTTTCTCGTTCGTCACGAAGTTTGTCATTTCGTTTTTAATTATAACAGACGACGGCACAAATGTACCATCATCAAAATACTCCACGAGCTTGTCGAGGATCAAATCGCGAGTCCGGGTGTTCGTATGCCACCCGAGCTTGCGTGTTTTCTTGTTGCGCTTCCCATCGAATTTGCGCTCGACAAAAATGTTCGAGTAGATCGTTTTGAGTCGGGCCAATACTGCGTGACCGTGGTTGTTTCGCTCCGGTGCAATCAGTGCATTGTTGTAGTGCTTGCCGATATACGCGAGCTTATCCGCGAACGCCGTCGGCGATGTCTTGTTGTCGTAATAAATCGCAACCTCTTTGAGTGTGATCTTGTCCAAAACCACACCGGCGCTATGATCGCCCTTCACTCCCTCCGACGGATCGCCGCCCACCACGTATTGTCGCCCGGGCTTCGGCTCCTCGTAGATTATCCACCCCTTGCGATCTGCGATGCGTGACAACGGCTTGACCACCTTCAACATCTGCCCGTCGAATATCTGCGTTTCGCTAGTGAGGAAGGCATCATCTGGCACGGTGGGATGCTCCTGCTCCATGAGGTGACGCTGTCGCTTCTTGCGCATCTCCCACCAAAACAACTGCGCACGCTTGAGTTTGACGCCGAAATATAGCTTCGCCTTAGCACTCACCTCCTGAGTCTGCTTATCCGGTTTCCAGCCCTTCGGCGGTGCGAGTTTGTTCGATATCTTGTGAAACCACGAGAAAAACATCGGCGAAAACTCGCTCTCGCCGGCTTCCGCGAACGTCCACATATCGTGGAACCACCCACCCATCCCGTTTGCCGTCGTCTCGATAGAGATGTTTGACCCGAATTCGATGTTTGGTACGGACTCCATGATCGCCGCCATGCGCTCATCGACAACATTCTCCGGGATCTTGGACACCTCCGAGATGTGCAGGTTGTTGACCGTTCCACCACGCCCCTGCAAGGCAACGTATATCGTCGAATTGATCTCGCCGAATGTCAGCTCGTTGACGTTGTCATAGCTCGCGCGGGGCTTGTGCCACTCTCGCCCATCACTCAACGTAATCACGTCCGGGCATGTCCTGTACGCGAGCTTCACGATCTTGAACAGCTTTTGCACGTCCTCGCGGGTGTGCGCAATGATGACGGTCGTGGTGTTCGGTGTGAACAGCGTATCGTCCAAATAAAAAAGGGCGTAGAACGTCGTCACGCCTTCTTTGCGGGCCTTGAGAATAATGTCGCGGATCTTCCGGAAACCAACCGCCTCAGCCTTTTTGAAAAGCTGCGTTTGCACCCAGTTAAACGTCATCGTTATCAACCCGCGCCCCTCGGACCGGATGCGGTACATGTGTTGCAGCCGCCAGCCCCTATTCCAGATTGTTGCGATGTCTTTTGGTGGCAGCTTCACCGTCATATCTATTTATTGTAATTGCTCATCACACGCCCGCGGGTGATCGTCCCGTCCGGTAATTCGTACTCTACTATTGGCGGTATGTTTATGCACTCGCCACACCAATACTCGTCCGTGTGCATGTGGCAACGGTTCGGCGGTCGCCAGTTATGCTTGCGTATCGCGGCTTTTAGGATCTTTGTTTTCATGTTGTGTTTCTCTCGTTGCTAACGTGGCATTATATTGCACCATCACTTGATAGAAAGTCCCATCCGACGAGATCGATACCCCACCCTGCGGCTCCCAATTAAATTTCATCTCTCGAGAGACTTTGGTAAAAAGATCGCTGGACGTTTTCCCCCAAACGATGTAATAGTGTGTGATTTTTCTCATATCTCAATTACATTTACCGTTCTTTTGCCCCATTTCATCGCGGCCTCGTAATCATACCCCATGTAGATATCGACCCGCTGACCGTGGCGCGAGTGCATCCGGTCCATAACTACGCACTCCCCGTATCCCCCGACATGCAGCTCCGTCCCGAAAGGCACAAAATTGGCGGCACAGATCCGCATGCCATCATCGTGATACAGGTGGCAGATATTCCCGCCAGTCGCGCCGATACACGGTGTGGCGTCCGTCTGTGCGACGTGCGACGTGTATGCGGTGACTGTGCGCGGCGTCCCGTGTGAGACGTCTACAACGAACATACGGTCCTCTGAAACGGGCAAAACCCCCTGATTGACCAGCTCGCCAAGCGCTACTCCTCTGTGAATCGGGGACTCCATACCATCCCCGGCATTACTAGCAAAGCTCGTAAGCACGACGGCTGCCGCGAGTACGAATATCATCCATCTAAGG